AAATACACTTTGTTGGGATGCCTTTAAACAGCATCTCAACGAAGCATACCCTGAGCATGGTGAATTGATGGTGCAATTGTTATCGCCCATCGTTCCCTTGTTGACTAACCTTTTGGATAGTCCGGATGTTGACCCTGGGAGTCTTCGAGGTTGTTTACAGTTTCTAAGGTTTGGTAAAAAGCTTCACCTTGAGTCGATTGGGCTCGAGGAAAAGGCAATTACCTCATACTTAGATATTGAAGATAACCTTGCCAGACTAGACTTCGCAGCACAATCAGACGTTATTTCCGATTTGAATCGGATTATGCGTCGTTGGCTTAGAAGATTAGATCTTCGTGATCTAATACCTAGTCATGGTAACGGAAGCGTCGCTGAAGGAAGTTTGACACTGTATGAGAAATATAAGTGTCTTAGAGCGGATTTAAAATTGTCCGTTGCGTTACAGCACAACGCTGCTAGTTATTACAGCGTTGATAACCTTAATAAGGTTGCTGCTGATCTTTCAGTTGATAAAGATCAAGTATTAGTGCGACATTCTCGTACGATATTTGTTCCTAAGACGTTCTCGAAGTTGCGTACTATTAGCATGGAACCAACTACAATTCAGTATTGGCAACAGGCTATAATGAAGCGTGTTTATGATTATATTAATACTCATAAGCATCTTCGTTGGTGTGTGCAACTTGAGGATCAAGAGTATAACCGTCGTATGGCTCGCAGAGGGTCGAAAGATGGCAAATTAGCCACAATCGATTTATCTGCAGCCTCAGATCGTGTTTCTTGGTCTCTAGTGAAGTCCATATTCGCCCGCACTCCATTACTTAAATGGTTATATGCGACTCGGTCAGAGAAGACTGAATTGCCAAGCGGGGAAGTAGTTGCATTGAAGAAGTTTGCACCAATGGGATCAGCTTTATGCTTTCCCGTTCAGTGCTTGATCTTCGCTGCTGCTATTGAGTATGTTACACAGAAACATGTAGACCGTATACCCTCGGAACGTCCGGGGTATGCAGTCTATGGTGACGACATGATAGTAGCTACAGCTCTTGCTCCTGAACTCATGGACTTATTGACTAGTCTAGGGTTCAGTGTTAACCGCGACAAAAGTTTTGTCAGTGGAAAATTTAGAGAGAGCTGTGGTGGGGATTATTATGACGGCATTGATGTGTCGTCCGTATATTATAAGTTTAAGATTGATCATAAGATTAACCTTAAGTATAATATGCGGTTGAAGCCAGAGTGTTATGCAGCGATTGCGAGCGTATGTAATCTGTGCTATAAGCATGGACTCATGCAACTACGCGGATTCTTTTTATCATTGATAAAAAGATACTACCCGTATTTTACGGATAGTCTCGTAGAGAGCCCAAGCATTTTTAGTCCTCAGCCTACTAACTTCCATTCTGGAGCTAGATGGCATGAAGAGTATCAATGTTGGGTGGCACGCTTTTGCACGGTT